CCTGTTTCTTTACTAACAACACATTTGCTGCAACACTGATTGATCTTACACAATTATACAAGATAATTGTGACAGCATTGCACCATTCGCATTTTTCTTGATGTAATTCGCCTAACTGCAACTTATGTGCTCCTTTAAAAAGTGATGCACATATGCGAAAATACGTTTCTGATGTTCTTTTATCCCACCTACTCCAATCGGCTGCAAAATGATATGGCAACTCGTCATGAAAACGGACCATGGTATCAAATTCCGTATAGGGGTTGATTCCTACTCTGCAAGATGTGCGCATGGGTGACTTATGATTAATTGCACACCACTTTCCTAACACCAATCGCTCTAGCATATATGCTAGAGTATCCTGGCACTCAAAAGTTCTGCCTTTATATGCTTTATGCTTAGGTAATCGTTCTTGTTTTACACAGGTCTTAAATAGCATAAATGGTCGCTTTCCTTCTTTAATCAAGGCTTTTGCTCGGGAATATGATGCTGTTAAATATTTCCCTGATTTATTTTCCTTGAAGAAACGCTTTCCAGAAATGGATTCTACTCCAATAGCCTGATTTTTCTTAGTGATGCCAAAGAGTTTATTCAAAACAAGCCCTGCTGAGGTATTAGTTTCAATAGCACCAAATTTTCCTGCCAATGGGTTGTTAACCTTATGGGCTGGAATCCCGTTCATCACTTCCGAATCGGAAGCAAATGCTAGATGTTTTCCAAAACGGGCTGTAAAAGATGGTAACATTTCTTGTATAATGCGACTATATTGACCAATAGATAATCCTGGCTCTACTTTATCATTGTACAACTTCACTTGTGTTGCTAACTGACATGGTCTTCCATTGTTATCTCTACTCAATAGAGCTGCTTCAGCTGGTGTTATTTCATTCAACTGCTTCGTAGGTCTGCATACATTCTGCAGTCCTGCTTGACTAGCATACGTTGCCAGAATTGACAAAACATGATCTGACTCTGGTGCTGTGCATGTTGTTCCTTGCACGATTCCTTGGACTTGGATGTTAATTCCTTCTAAGTCTGCATGCGGTTCTTCAGTGCATGATATCCACTGTTCCACAAGAGATACTTCTTCAGGCGTTGCATATACAACAACTGGTCGTTCTTGCCTTTCCTCATCCCAATGGAACCCGATTTGATGGTCCTTAGTAATACGAACATTCTGCTGTTTCACCTGCTTCTTAATTTGGCCTTCTTTGCCATATGCTACTAAAACTGATTCGATCACTTCTTGGGTAACGCCAACTACTGCTGTCTTTCCACTTGATCTTTGTATGGATCCTCCAATATGAAGGCCCCATATAAATCCTTGTCCAACACGTGCATGTCGGGCAGAAATATATGGAAGGCCACAATCTCCATAGTAGGTTACTAAATCTGTGACTCCAAAATGTGCTACTCTATAGATGTGAGAGAGTGCTGGTTCATCATCGAAGACGTCCTGCTCATCTGCAGTAAAGGATTCTATCATACCTGTATGGTACTCTGTACACCCTTTGTGTACCCGGCAGAATATTGAACGTTCTCCTACTTGGGGTTTATTGTCATATGATGAAAGGAATAAAGATGTTATATCCTTAAACTGTGGGAATGTCATATCCTTAATCACACTAATTGCTAAGTCTGTATTTGGCAATTCCTTCACAATCTCCATTTTGAATTCTTTTCCTGGGAATCTATCATCACAACACATGATTTCGCAAGTGCCTTGACGACGTTCTACAGCACTACCTAGAACATGACGTGGATGTATAACAAAGCGTTCCCTGATGCCTATACCAAACATTACATTTTGGGTAGTTGCTCCAGCTCGCTGTGCTTTCACAACTATAATATTACCCTTAACCTTTGCAAAACCAGCATGATAACTGTTCGGTGGATGTTCATTATGAGTGGCCCCATCGGCCATTTGCTTCTTCGCGCTTTCATAATCTAAATCATCTGCCCAGCTCATCCATTGATCTTTGGGATAATTAATATTACCCATATCGTTATGATCAGCTAAACGATAATCAGCACCTTTATTCCTATTGGGTCCAGAATAAGTTGGTCTTTCTATATCAGGCTCGTAATCATCTTTCCATGTATCCATAATAGATATAATAGTATATCCATTAAGATCTGCTCCAGTTTTATCATCGGAATAGTGGACTTCAACCTCTAGAGTATGTGGGTTCTTTGCAGTAATTTTGTACCGCTTTCCTTTTCCCTTACTTCCTCTAGACGATTTCTTCCCACCTCGGCCTCCTTTGCCGCCTTTCTGGTTAGCTAATATTTCTTCTAGTTGGTCATCAATGGCTTCACGTTCTTCATCTGTTAATGGATGTTGCTCTACCTTCCGTGCTACCCAATCTGGGACCTCCTGGTTGGTTTGTTTTAACATTTTATAGATAGTATATGCCTCTTTGGCTTCGGTGGTTTTGCCAGGTACCATAAAATAAGCTACTAAGCCTGCTAGCAAACTAGTTGCAATCACAAAGCCTATTAACCACTTATATTCTTTTATGGTTTCCCACACTTTCAGTGAGTTGGTCTTAATTGAGGCATGAAGTTGTTCTTTACGTACTGCTGCTGAAAGAACTGACATACGTTTGGCAACATATGCTGTTTCATATGGTGTTAAACTATCCCATATTTCATGTGTTATGAAATACTGGTGGAGTTCATTTGGCAAACAAACATAGTCTGGACTATCTGTTTGTTTCAATACCAGCCAACGGTGTAAATGTGGCAATGATATGTCCTTGATCAGCTCTGGTTCACCATTATTTCTATCTAAATGGAAACGTAATACATCCAACTGGGTATCTAATGACACTACCATTTTCGCAGTAGTATCAGTTAGAAACGTACAGTAGGAGGCTTGTTGGCCATCTACGACACACATTCCAAGGTTGTCGACTTTTATGAACCCATTAACATTAGCTCCATACTTCCTAAAAAGCTGAACATAATATCTCACACATGCTGCTAAAGATTCCGAGTTAGTAATGGAACCAGTGTAACAAGCTTCTGATGTTCTAACTTGTACTAATAACTTATATAATGTCTCTTCTAAGAAGAAAACACTACGGTCTCCAGTATTGCTATCACCACATGCTAATAGTGGTAATGCCCTAAGCGGGTTGGCCATCACAGCATTTAGTTCTTCAACAGATTTAAAATGGATTTTAAAATTATATTCTGACGGTGGTACTAAACTATCGACTTTGCCAATCATAATATTCGCTTGGCTAACTAAATAATCCTTCCATGTATCAAGTGTGTATTCACACACATCAACTGGCGTGTATAGCTTATCTGAGCGAACATTCAAAAAAGAATTGTCGCTTGCTATAAACTCACGCCCAAGATCTGGAATAGTCAAAAGTTCATCTTCATGATAGAAAATGCCGGAAAATCCAGCACGTCTATACATGCCCTGGTTCTCAAAAATGGGTTGATAAATCTTTTGTAGAACAGGTGTTGTCATTCTACACTTGATGTCATAATAGCTCTTCCATTTCTTCGTTATATTTGATGTAAATATAATGAGCGAATTGTTAGGTGCAGTATTGTAAAAGTCCATATAACTAGCTTCCCATCCTTCCTTAAATTTACCATTTACTTTTAAGAAAGCATCATCAAACACAAACACCTGTGGTGTCTGTGGTCCACGACGCATTGCTACTCGTAAAGTAAACCAAGGGTCTTGGGAATCGGTGTCAAACTTATGAACTCGCATTGCTGGAAAATATGCTTTAATACGGTTGATAATATCGCATACTATAGTAGTCTTTCCAGCTCCTTGCTCTCCTGAAATATTGAAGACACAGTGGTGTCGTGTCTGTGCCATTTGTTTTTCTAACTTATACTTCGCGTCAAAGATTTGATCGAATTCATTAGCTAATCTAGCATTTTCTTGATGAATTGCTTTTGCGTTTTCTACATTTCCTTGGCGCACTACTTTTTCATAGGCAATTAGTTCATCAAGATTCAATTCAGACTTTTCTACTCCATTAATACGGATCGTGTATGGTTCAAATATGCACTGGCCTGTAGCTTGAGTTGGTGACCGCTTCATGGCCTTCAGCCTCCATGGTTGGAAAGCTATATGTGAAAAATCTGTCTTGTGACCTTGTTGTCCTCTGATATTATCGAGGTTTGAAAGTGGTAACTTCCATACTGATTTGAAAAGTGCGAGACGATTAAAAGTACCTCTAGTTGCTTCAGATTCTAATGGCAATTTGCGCGCAATGTCTTCAAACTGCGCATTTGTATCCATCAACAACGTTTTCACATTGCATGGTTGCCATTTACACTCAACAGCTGCTCCTTCAAAATTGAAGAAACCATTGCTAAGCAATGTATTTATGTCTGATGCAAGTTTATCCTCCTTAAGATCTGTTCGATTAAATGCTTCTTCTATACGCATAACTTGTTGTGCGACATAAGGTGGATAAAACTTTGATGGTGAATAAACATACTCTCCGGTATCAGTAGGAAAACTTTCCCTACGTATCCTTTTCGAGGCTTCAATAAGTGCCATTGTTTTGCCATGTGAAGATGGCCCAAAAACTAGTATAGCAGTGGGACACGTTCTTGACAAATTTGAATATATTTCTGATTTTAAACGTGAGATTTTCTCCTCAGATGCTTCACATGCTCTCATCAAGGCTGTTTTCAGGTAAGTAGCACCTTCTTTAGAATTTGCGGTGTTATGCAAAATGTTTCTTCCTTTCTTAACTACCGTGATATAGTTGTTAAACTCACGGATATCTTCGAACAGGAGGAACGATGGTTTCACTCTATACTCGGTTATCTGGCGCGTAACTTCTGCTACTTCAGCATTAATTCGCTCGCCTTCATTAGGTATTCCACACACATATTTCGAAACAAATTCGATGATCTTAAGTAGTGTTGTGGATCCCTTTGTTAGAAGGGTATGCACAAAATCTATACCTTTAGTAATTGCTTTCATTTCTGGGACTTTTTCAAGGCCCAGACATGCAGCTCCTAAAACCAGCACAAATAGGATTATTCCTATTATGCCAGAGAAAGTGCCTTGCAATTCTTCAGGTACATATTGCTTCAGCCAATGAACTGGATTGATTGATATCTCTTCAGATTGTTTAACAAATTTGGCTCCACGCTTCTTGTTCTTAACTATTTTGAATGGTGGTTCAGGCTCTTCATCAACAAACATACGATATTCTGGATTGAGATTACTCCACGTATTTTGCAACTCATCTCCAACATGAGGGAAAAACTTTCTAACTACTTCCAGGAAATCAATATGAGAGTTAGGATATGAGATGCACACTTGTGAGTGTACAGGACACATAATCTTAACTGCTGAATATTGTTCCTTTGATCCAATAGAAGCTAAGAGGGGAAATACATACTGTATGCAATCCTCAATTGCCTCTGGTTCTTGTGCTGGATCTTCTATGTCAATCAATGATTTTAGAATATCTTCCCAGTCCGGATAATCGCAGAAATCACATGCATACTTGGATGTATTCATACTATCTGTAATAATTTCCTGCCGTCTAATATTTTCAGCACTATCTTCACTAAAGATTACACTACGAGTATAGTGCGAAATAATACTTTGAGCTTGAGCTTTAGTTGACGCTGACTTTAGTTGATTTAGGAGAATTCTACGATGTTGTTCTATATCGAATTCCTCTGGAATATCCTCAAGTTTGGCTTTTGTTTGAGTACTCATAGGAGGTGCGAATGCTGCTGATAATTTCAACAATCGTTGCTCAAACATAGTAGGCAAAAAATCACAATCTTGATTGTACTCAATTAATAGACTTTGTATAGCCGTATAGTGCTTTCGCAACTCTGGTTCTGGCAACATAGAAGCTGTTGGTAATAAACTTTCTAAGTGCAAGATGGAACTTTCCATTGCTTCATCAACTGGTATTCTCTTGGGGAGTTCAGCAATAATGATCTTACTAGGTGTTTCTTCTTTAGGTAACTCCACTATAATTGGTGGTGATTGTGGAATGGGCTTACTTAGATCGTCAAATGTGCCTGTTTTCTTAATGGCGCCTTCTATGATTTCCATAATTGGACTCTTCATTTTCTCCACATCAGATGCTGAAAAATAAAGAGATAATATTTGCAAAACTAGAGTGATTAAACTCGAGCCTGCAAGCGTTGCTGATAACAATTTATGATCTGAATACTTGATGTTTACTGCGGCTAAAACGGTAGTAATGCTTGAGGCCACAATAGATGCTATAGCATAAAGTTTATCAGGCATGCTGTCAGCTAGAATAGAGGTCATAGCATTTACTACATAGTCCTTAATTCCTGATGTTGTTTGCGCAGAAATTGGGACTTCTCCACTCTGTTTTGTCATCACTGGCTGATATTGATGTAAATTATATCGCATAAGCAATGACATACGCTTAATGCGCAGTGCCCTAATAATGAGACGAATGCGCATGAGCAATACTAAATCCCGTTTTTTGATAGTAATAACGGGTTTAGTTTCGTTGAGTAGATGCGTTATATCTTCACAACGATATGAGCGTGAGTGATAGAACTGCTTGATGAGCAGACTTGTATCACTACGTTCTTCAGTAGAGTCACGGATCTGTTGCGTGCTCGTTGATGTACTTGGCTCTACTATGTACTCCATACGATGCTCGATGGGGGTTGGCCTTAATGTCTTCTTGGGTATAACCCATTCAGAAAGTTGTTGTTTTCGTTTCATAGGTCCTCCTTGTGAGGAATGGATACCTACTACGCGAATTGGGCCAGATGGTGTTGGGAAGATAGTGTAAGGTGGACGCTGGATTGGTTGGGGTTGTTGTTCTTCCTCTACTACGATTACAGCGGTTCTCTTAACTATATCTGCATACTGGGGATTCGTTGTGACAATTTCCACGGTAGTTGCTGATTGTTCTTCGTCTTCTTCTACTGGAAGTACCGTTGGGACAGATGCATCCAGTTGA